GCTGTTCATGGTAGCCCCGATACTGTAAATGCTACTGTAAATGGTAGTGTTGCGGTTTCAACTGCAGGTACTGACGAACTATTAGCATCAATGAAAATTACTGCTGGTAGCTTTGGTGGTACTGATGGTGAAGCTCTTGCTCTCCAGCCTCGTACTGGTGGAGCTACTGATTCAACACCTGCCGCTGGCGATACTTTCCCACTAACCGTCATTGCACGTATGTCACGTCTGTTGGATCAACAGAATGTGGATACCCAAGGTCGTTGGTTGGTTGTAGACCCAGTATTCATGGAACTTCTGAAAGATGAAGATTCACGTTTGTTTAACGCTGACTTCGGTGGTTCTGGTCTTCAGAATGGTCAAGTCGGAACTAACATTCATGGTTTCCGTGTATACACATCTAACAATCTTCCTACAGTTGGTACTGGTCCGTCCTTTACAGGTACGAACTCAACTGCTAACTTTGGTATGATTGTAGCTGGACATGACTCAGCTGTTGCAACTGCAGAGCAGATCAACAAAACTGAGACTTATCGTGACCCAGACAGCTTCTCGGACATCGTTCGTGGAATGCATCTGTACGGACGGAAAATTCTTCGTCCTGAAGCCTTGGTTAACGCCAAGTATCATTTGGCATAGGGGGATATAAATTATGGCTACGTACTCATCTAGTTTACAAGCAGTCCACCGACCAACTGCACCAGCACCATACTTACTTAGTAATACAATTGATATTGCAGTAGAGAATGTGAATAACGCTGCAGCACTAGCTGCTAACGATATTTTAAAAGTCTTTACTTTACCAACAAATACTATGATTATGGCTGCTGGTTTTGAGGTCACTGCACTTCTTACTGGAGAATCCAACGATACAACATTCAACCTTGGTATTACTACCGCCTCTACTGGTGGTATTGCTGCTGATGTTGACGAGTTTGTTGCAGCTATGGACACAGACGCTATGGCGGTTGGTTCCTATGCTACTATGATTCCCGGTGTTTATCCAGCTGTTGTAGGTTCAACTGCAACTACGATAGACCTAGAACTTCAAGCAGCAGGTACTGCACCAACAGGCGGTAAAATCCGTGTGTGGTGTGTCCTGATGAACATTGATGATCGAGGTAATTATAGTGCTTCTGAAGCACAACGTGACGCACTTGCGTAACTAAACTACTGAGTGGGCTGCTTAACTGTGGCCCACTTATACTTATGTATAGAGGAATGATTTATGGGTATTACTACAGCAATGTGTACAAGCTTCAAGAAAGAATTACTTGGTGGACTACACGACCTTGACACAGATACAATTAAACTAGCTCTTATTAAACCTAGTAATAGTGGCACATATGGCGCTGCTACTACCAATTATTCAAATGTAACAGATGCTTCTGATGAGTCTTCTGGTACTAACTACCCTGCAGGTGGACAAGCTTTAGGTAGTCCTGCTATCACAATTAGTGGAACAACTGCTATGGTAGACTTTGCAGACGAAGTATTTGCAAACGTGACTACATCTGCTGTTGGTTGTATTTTATATAATACAGCAAACTCAAACTCTGCTATTTGTGTAGTTGACTTTGGGGGTACAGTAACCGCTGTTGCTGGTGACTTGACTATTGAGTTCCCTTCGGTTGGAGCAAGTACTACTATAATTAGAATAGCATAAAGGTCTAAGCAATGGCTGTCATTCGTCTTTCGGCAAGATATGGATCAGGTAAGTTTGGTCTTTCTAAGTACGATGAAGAGTTTGTATCTATTGCGCTTACCGGAGTTGTTGGTACAACTGCTCTTGGATCAGTAACACTAGGACCCGTATCAGTAACATTAACGGGTGTATCTGCAAGAGGTTTTGTTGCAGTTTCTACAGACGAAGTAGAAGAGGCTGCAGCATTAGGAAGTTTTGATTCAGTTGCATTTAGAACTTCATTACTTGCAGACATTGGTGTAGGTAACTCAGTTACTCCTACGGGGGTAGCTGCAACAGGACAAGTACAAGCTATTACCACAATACATGTGGAAGCTGGTTTAACAAGTCAGGCTGGTACAGGAGCAATTGGTGTTATATTAACAAGTTCTGTTATATTTGATTTTGAAGCTGTAAGAGAACAATACAGTAGAAGACGTTCAGTCACTGTCCAGAGGGCTGCGTAATGTCTACAGCAGCAGAAAGAATAGTACGTATAGCTGGAGAAACTAGATTAGTTATTGTAGAAAAACATACGACATCTGCAGATAGAACTGTACATGCAACTGAGGTATAATAAATGAGTTTTCGTTGGCCTATTAAAGACCCTGATGAACAATTAGATTATAGTGTAGATTGGTCACGTTTTCTTGTTGACGCAACTATATCTAGTGTTGTGTGGTTTGTTAAGACTAATACCTTTAATACTAAAACTACACTTGCAGGTGGTCAAACTCTTACCACAGCATCAAGTAGCGCAGTAACTGATACTATACAAAATGTATCTCAGACTAACACTACTACAGTAGCTACTATTAATATTGCTGGAGGTACAAATAACGCAGAGTACACTTTCTTTTGTAGAATGGTTGATAACACAGGCAGTCAAGCAGAGCGTAGTATTAAACTACGAATAAAGGAACGATAGATGGCGTATGATTATATTGGGTTAGTTAATGATATTAACCGTAGGCTTAATGAAGTAGAACTTATATCAACTAATTTTATTAATGCTGTAGGTGAATACAGTATGGTAAAAGATTCTGTAAACTCAGCTATACGGTTTGTAAACCAGCATGAATATGAGTGGCCTTTTAATCACGTTGAGGCAGAAGAAACTTTAACTGCAGGTATAGTGCGTTATGCATATCATCCAGATGCTAAGTCTTTAGCTGTTAATAGCTTTCGTATTAAACGAAATGCTACATTAGGTAATACCACACGAAGACTAGCAGTTATGGCTTACGAAGAGTACTTAGATAATCATGTAGACGCAGAGTACAATACAGCAGACAACACACGTTCTTTACCACGTAATGTATTTAGAACGCCTAACTTAGAGTTTGGTTTTATTCCAGCACCTGATAAGGCGTATGAAGTAGTGTATGAGTACTATAGACTTCCTATTGATTTAATTAATCCAACGGATGTACCTACAATACCAGAACAGTTTAGACATATATTAGTAGATGGTGCAATGCATTATCTTTACTTGTTTAGGGGTGAAACACAAGAAGCAGCACTTATGCAACAACGATTTGAATCTGAGATTAAAAGTATGCGTAGTCTATATATTAATAGATACGATTACGTAAGGTCTACTGTAATCAATCGTTCAGGTTCAGCAATTAGTTCTTCTAGGATTTCTTAAAACATGGCAACAAAACGCCAATCATACCCTATCGAATTTAAGGGTGGTCTTATTACAAATATGAGTCCGTTACAGCAGGGCATTAACGCTCCCGGCTCGGCACGTGTACTTAGAAACTTTGAGCCATCTATTAAAGGTGGTTACAGAAGGATTGAAGGATACGATAAATATAATGATAGTATTATACCACCTTACGGTCAACCCGTAGTTCATGGTGGTAGTCAAGGTACAACTACAGGTTTAGTACTAGGCAGTATACACAAAACTCCAGAAGCAGGTGACACATTAACTATAGCAGGTGTATCAGGAGTTTACACAATTGCATCTGGTGGTGTTAGTTTTGATACAACCAATAATAGAGTTACACTAACCCTTACAACTGCTAAGGCTTCTCAGCCAGCTAATGCGGCAGTAGTTACTTTTACTTCTACTATAACTTCCCATCTAATTACTGGAGTAGGTGTCTTTTTAGATAATGTAGTTGTGTCTAGGAATGCAGATTTATTTAAGGTAGCAAGCAGTTCTATTACTCACGCTAACGTTCCTAACTACGGTGATGTACTTGTAAATGGTGGATCAGAGTCCGGTACAACATTAGCTGTAGACGCATTGACTGCGCCCCCACAGATAGGTGATGTATTTAAAATTGCAGGTGTTGATCTTGTATACACCGTAACAGCAGACGCAACAGTTTCTTCAGGTGGATCAGACTTAGCTATTAATCCAGCCCTAGCTGCATCTCCAGCAAACAATGCAGTTGTTACTTTTTTATCTACGGCAAGAGATGGCCTAGTAAATAAAACAAGAATGGCTAGGTTTAACTTTTCTGGTTCTGAGAAGATGAG